GCGGATTCTTTTTTCAGCACCTTTAGTTTCTATGCCTTCTAGTTCTTTTGGACGTTCTTCTTGTTCTTCTTGAGTTTCAACTACTGGCTGTTCTTCTAAAACTTCTGGCTGAACAGGTTCTTTTTCTTCTTCTTGTGCAGCTTCAACCGTTTCTTCTTCAATTTCAAATTCAATTTCTTCTTTAGGGGAAACTTCAATAGTATCCCAATTGTCTTCTGTACTCATTTTTACCTCCGTTGTGTACGAAACAAACGATTTACGTACTTATATTATAACACATGTTTTTTTAATTTGAGCCTTTTCCTAAATTAAAAGTTGGATCAAGATCTTTAGGTTCTTCTACTTTCATAATAATTTGATCATCAAACAAGAGTATTAGACGCACACCCTTGTAAAACAACTTAGTTCCTGCATGTTTACCATAGCATACATAGTCACCTACATTACACCATGCTCCACCGGGGAACTTATCTTTATCCATATATGCCAAGTCTCCTAACGCTAGAACCTGTGCGACAGTGGTGAGATAAGACATATCATCTTTAGTTGAATCCGGTATATAAATACCGCCTTTAGTTACACTCTTTACTGAAACAGGACGTACTAGAATGTGAAATCCCGGTAGAGTGGGTAGTGGGCTGGGATCGGGAGCGTCATCCTCAGTTATCCACAAATCATTTTTTAGTGCGTTCCCTAAACCTACTTGTTGCATTTTTAGTCGTCATCCTCCTTGTACATTCTTTGTTTTAAAATATATGATAAATTATCTCTGGCCCATTCAATACCTGAAATAGAACCAACTATTTGTCTATAATGAGCATAATCTTCTGCAACGCCTTGAGATAGAGATATACGTAATCTGTTTATCTCTTCTCCATACTCAGAAACAACTTCATCCCAAATATCAGGCACTACTTTTTTTCACCTTTTTCATCAGCTTTCCAAGAAAACTCATCCCATTCATTTAGAACAGATCGAATATTGCGACCACCTGTTACATCCTGTGCATAGGCATCGCCAACACTTTTACCAGTATCCCTAACATTTTCAGGATATCCTTTACCTTTAGTCATCATCGTCTTCTCCTTCCACGAGTTTTGCTAATAGTGTTTCAGCATGTCGCTGATTAATATTTTCTTCTTTCTGACTCATTTCCATAAGTCTGGAAAGATTATTCATTTCATTTAATTTAAGTTCTTTATCAGTAAGGTTTTGGTCTTTAATTATATCATACAAAAGTTTTTGTGAAACAGCTTGATCTTGCATTTCATTTTTATTTTGTTCCATAGTTATCTTAGCAAGTAGATCCAAGGACTTCATAGTTTCTTTACTTATACGATCAGCTTCAGCTTTTTCACGTTTAAACATCATATTACTATTATTTTTATTAATGTCAAGTAGCTGTGCATTTTCTTTTATATCAAGCTCTTTAACTTTAAGATTAAACTCAGCATTCTGCACAGCCGCATTAACTTTTAGTTTTTCTTTTTCAAGTTCAACTTTAGTCTGTTCAAGAGAAACAAGCTGTTGTTCAGGAGATTGAGCTTGTCCCATTGCTTGATTAGCATTAAGAACCTGTTGTGCAGCCTGTGCCATAACCATTTCCATTGCAGTTGGATTCTGGGCTGCTTCAGGACCAACTTGTTCCATACCAGTTCTGGTCATACCATTTATCTGTTCTTGGTATTTCATTACAGAGTGTTCTTGTATATTAGCTTCCAGTATAGGTTTCAGTCTTTGCATAATTGGATTAGCACCATTCATTGGATCTTGCATGTATGCCATCTTTACCTGTATATGTGCATCATGGTTTTGACCGGGAAAGGCTGCAATTGGAATACCTTTTGTTGCAGCCATAATATCAGATACAGGATCAAGCTGCTGCGGTTGTAGTTTAGGCGGTAGAATTTCTTCCATGTTTGGCATGTTTGCTGCATTAAGAATAGTTCTATTCAATGCTTCCAGATTAAACATACCCGGAGGCGACTGCTGCGCCATTTGTAGAGCCATGTTTGCCAACATCATACGATGAGCATTACTGGGAATATTAGGATCAGATACTGGAATAATATCTACCCGTCCATCAAAGTCCTGTTTAAATATATTACGACTTTCAAACGGTACATCATATGGATATTCTGAAGGAAGATAATCATAGTCAATCCGTGCAAGAATACGAAACTCATCTTTTTGAGATTTGTGTAGTCGTTTATGTATAGAAGAAAAGAACTTACTGCTTGCTTCCAGCAAGGCCATAGTGGTTCCAACGGGTCCATAGGAGGCAGCATCGGAGATAACTTGCTCCGTGCTGTCCGCAAACTTCTGACCAGCAGTAGCTACGAAGTTCAGCATTTGGAATAGAGTAGAGGAAGGCTCTTTATAGGGAAGGGGAACAATAGCCTTTGATAAATCTACTCCAATAGCCTCAACCTCCTTGAACTCGCCGGGAGATATAGGATCGTTTTCATTTACCATCCTAACTCCCTTAGCCTTAAAACCTCCCGGTAAATTTGCAAATTGCCCTGCGTCTACTAGGGATCTCATTGCGGCAGTAGCAGTCATAGTCAAATTACCAAGGAAGTGTATAAGACCTAATCCGTAGAATCCAAAACCGGGAACGAACTTATAATGAACAAAATGATTTTGCTTTTCTTTCGTTGGGTCGTCCTGTTTATAGTTTCTACGAATACTTAGTACCTGTTGCGTCTTTTCTTCAACAGTAACAATATAGGGAAGTGATTCGTCATCATGTTCTAAGTTAAGATAACAGTGTTGTTCTAATAGAACATATTGTGGATCGTTCTCATAGCTGGGAGACAATCCAAGAATATTGTCCATCTTTTCAGTAAATGAAGAAACATTAAACTGAGAAGGCATACCAATATTCAAATCTCTGTAAGCTCCTGCTGCAATATCTCTTTGATACTCAACAGCACTCTTATAAATAATATGTGTGCTTCTTTCTGCACTTCTAAGATCTGAAGCAAAGTAAGACACATAGAACTGATCAATCGGTATAAACTCTGATACCGGACGTTTAAGAACAGAACTATAATAAACTTTTTTAAATGCTGAACCAATCAAAGGTAGATGAAACAACATCTTTTCAAATTCATCAAAGTATTCCGGCATCTGTTCTGTAAGCTGATAGTTCATAAAGTTCTGAACACGATTAGCTTGCATCTCTTTATCTGGCGTACTGTTGCCAAGAATATTTGCTTTTACCGGACCATTAGGCGGAAATAGTTCTGAGGAAGCTTTGGCCTGAAACTTAACAGCAGATTCTATTAAAAGGGGATGTACTGCCGTACATGCCCCCTGAAACGGTTCAGTACCATCTTCAACCTTCAAACCAAGCAGATCAAAGCCACGCTCAAACATAGACTCCCAATCTGCACGGGAATCTTTATCTGCAATAAAATTATCTACAACATCTGCACCAATTTCCTGAAGTACTTCTTCTTCAATATCTTCAGCCAAATTACCATACCACTCAGCAATATCTTCATCAGGACTCATTTCTATTTCCTGAGAGAAATCTACCAGAACACCACCATCAGGTTCTACCTCAAAGGTAGCCTCTGTTGTTTCCTCCGCAGTAGGAAGATTAACTACATTAGACGTAGCTTGTGTTATTGCTTCAAATGGGTTTTGTTCAATTGCCATTTATTTAGTTTCCTTCTTTAAATACAAAGCCTGATTCTTTTTCTGCTGTTGCAGCAGGACCAAGTTCTTTATCTTTATCTATAACTGTTTGAATAGCTTCTACAAATTCTTCTTCTGTTTTTGCATTTTGAATTGCTAAATAATCATCTATAGTAACAACACTTCCCGGTTGATTTATTATATTTGACACGATATCTAAAGCAGCATTCATAGCATCTGGACTTACTTCGGATACTGTTTCTACTACAGGTGGCTCTGTAAAGACAGCTTGCGCTATGTCAACTTCTTCTGGCGGTGGGGCAAGCTGTTGTATTTCTACTGGAGTAACAGGTGCAGCAACTGTAGGAGATATTTCAGGAGTCTGTTCAGTAAGTAATGCTATAGTTTCTGGCTGAACCTGTCCGGGTAAAGCTTCTCTAAATGGATCAGGGTCTTCTATTAATCCTAGTAATTCTAAATCAGCAAGTGCATTTTTTGCAAATTCAATGGTTTCTGGTTGTGCATCTTGACGAAAAGTTTGAGGGGCTGTATTTTCCACAACTGTTTCTAAGGGTAAACTATCAATAGCTATTGGTGCAGGAGCTATATCTTCTATAGTAACTTCTCTGGATTCTCTTACACTTGATGGAACTTGATAACTACTTCCAAACTCTTTAGCCTCTTGAGATTTACCTTTACCAAACAGCGCATCAAAAATAGTATCTACAATTGTTTCTGTTTCTGGAACTTGCTTTTCATATTGTTCTTCTACTTTTTCTACACCAACATCAAACTTTGCTGATAAGTTTTTAAAACCCGGAATGTTTTCATCTAAACTTTCTCTAAGAGACTTAAAAGCTGGTTTGATAGTATCTTCATAAATTTCTTGCGGTAGTCCCATAGCTGTTGCTGGCATAAAAGGACTATTCATTGATGTGATTATACCAAGACCTTGTACCCAACCTTTAAGTGCTTCTCTATCCATATAGTTAGCTAATGCAGAAACCTCTGCTTCTTTTGGCAAACCAAAGGAAGAAAAACCTGCATTAGAAAGAGCTTCTTGAACAGTTTGTCCAGATTTTGCATTATCTATTTCTGCCCGGATAGCACCTCCCTTTGTTCCCTCAAAAGCCATGAAGATATCTTGATACCTATCTGATTCTTCTTTAGTTAAAGCAAAAGGTGCTTCTGTCTCTCTACTACCTCTAAAACCTCCCATATAGGTTGGAAGATTAGCTTGTTCAAGTGTTTGTAAATAACCACCTACTCTTGTTCCAAATCTAGGATCATCACGGTCTATTTTTGGATCAAGAACACCATATCTTTGTTCTGGTGTCATAGCTTGAGAAGCTTCTCTTACAGCTTGTGTATAAGCCCTTCTATTTTCAATAGACGGATTAGGAGAATACATAATATCTTGAAGAACAGGATCTCTTAATAGTTCTAAGCTAGGACTACTTGAAGGTTGTCTAAGCAATAATGGATCTCTATATCTTTTAAGAGTATATGGTTCTGTTTCAGGATCGCCAAAGGTAAGATATCCAAATGTAGTAGTTACAGGTTGACCATAACTGTCTGATACTACATTTGGGGGAGCATATCCAAATTTTTCTTGCATCTCCATTAAAGTACTAAAACGGTCTTTATCTAAAAAACCTTCAGGTAATCCTACTCTACCTTGTTCAACTCTTCCAGTTGAAGGATTAAAGGCACCAAAAAATTCTGTATATTCCTGCGCTCTACTTTTAAATCCGGGTACTTTACTATATACATCATCCATATAATCTTCATAACTTGCTTGAATACCGGGATCTGTTATACCATAAGCATCCAAATATCCTGCAAGATTTGTAGGTTCCGCTTCATCTAGTCCACCACCTACACCTTGACTAGCACTAGGATCACCTGCACCACCAGTAGCATCATCATCCATACCAGAGCCATAGCCGCCCATACCTTCACCTGCATCAAAATATGCAGGAACACCTTTTGTTCCTTTCACAGGTTTACCAGCGCCACCCCTAGATTTTAGAAGGTCGCTCTCAGCCTCAGTGATGTAGGCGAGTTTATGGGGTTGTCCCTTAATATTCTTTTTTCGTGGTAAGGAAGTAAGTCCTGCCATAATATTCCCCATTAGTTTCCCACTATTATAACATACTTATGCAGCAAAGTTCCAGTAAGTTACTTTTTTCTCTCTTGGCTCATCTTCCCACTCTGGATCTTCCGGGTGATGAAGATGCCAAGAATCTCGTAAATAATGTATTGCCATAACCAGCGCATCAACCTGATCATCATGTGCAGCGTTAGGAAACTTTAATAGTTCATCTACTAACTCATCTGCCCACTTTTTACCTTTAGGAACCCAGACACGCCCCGCTTCTATCATAGGGCTGGCTGAATAAACTCTGGATACCTTGTCTCGATCTGGTGTGTATTCCTGCACAGGCAAACCAGATCGTCGTAAATCCTGCAAGAGCGACTGACCACTAGCTTTCTTTTCAATAATACATACATCCGGGTGGTGCCTGTTATAAAGCTCATGCGCCTTTCGACGTAACTCTGGATACTCTAGCCTTTCTCGCACATTACCCAGAAGTATCAAATGTGATACAAAATCTTCTGTTCCATCTTCTGCTTGATCATACATGAAGAATATACCCCATGTCTGTATTACGCTGTAGTCTGCCGTAGTTCTTGTAGAGAAAGCAGTATCATATGTTTGTATAACAAAATCACAGGTAGGGGGATCACCATACTTCCACTCCTGCAACCATTGTTTTTTGATTAAACCTCCCTCTTCCGGGGTAGGATCTTGCATATAAAGTGAGTTCCAGTAACGACTACCATTACTTGCACGTATTTCACTTTCATCTATTTTTAATAACTCATCAGT